AAGCTAAAAGACCATCTACCGCAACCTGTTTAATTGCGTTTCTTCTATGGACATCCGCCTCGTCAATTAACACAGTGCAGTTTAAATCCAAAGTTCTAATAACCCCATCTACGAGGGTTATCTCGTCCGTCATCATTTTAAGGTTGTTTAGGTGATTCAGAAGTTCCCCTTTAAGAAGCAGCGAACATCTCTCTAGTTGAAGTTGGGATGCTTTGGCAAGGCAGTAAATATCGATGTTGTTTGCGCCAGCCCCATTATTACGAAGAACCGCCATTGCTTTTCCTACAGTACCATTGGCAGATGAAAAATTATTCGCGGCAGCTGTGTAGTCTTCCCCAGTAACACATCTGTGCTGTGACTTGAATACGTGGGGGTAGTATTTCTTCGCGTGCGCTACGGATTCTTTATCTCTTCCTCCGGTGGCTTTAGTAATGTTTCGCACAGAAACATTCATAGTAGAACCGGTGTTTTTAGTACTAGGCACTGAAACGTTGATAGCATTCCTTCCAACGTTGCCTCTTTCTCCTCCTCCTGAGCGGTAAAATACTTTAACTGCTAAGCCTGGAGTTGGCTTCATTCCTTTAGTGCCATTACCAAAAGTTAACGCTGCACCATAATTTTCATCGTACTTCTTTTCGAAAACAGCTTGGTTTCCAGAAGCCAAGAATAAAGAATCAACCTCTTGCCACAAAGTACCGTCCGAAGATGAAACAGCAATACTGCCTTCAACTACAGGGGCTTCAGCCAATTTGATTTCAAAGTCTTCATCTACAAGACTAAACGTGTGGTCTTCCTCTTGAAGGGTCCCCTCAAGCATGTAAAAATTACCCATTACACGTTCTCCGGAATTTACATCAAACTCTAAATCCTCTATACCGCTAGAATCAAAAACTATAGTGCCATCGGCATTTCCTCTGTACAATGTAAAAGTTACCGGCTGTCCGTCTTTGTCACTGCCCGCTCTTAAAGTTCGGTTGGCTTTGGGGATAACAGTGCGTGTTGGGCTATCATCAAAAAAATCAGAACTAAGGGTTACAGTACATTCAGCTTTGGCAGCTGAAGGTCCTTTTGTTTTAACACCAATAAGATTTAGAAGCTTTTCCAGGTTCGCATCGTTTTTAACAGTAGTAATGTACCCCTCGTTCGCAACAAAGTCAGCTTTCAAAGAGATGACACTGGCTAGGTACGCAAAAAGCTCAACAAACATTACACCCATATCCGACTCAACAAAATTAGTAAACTCATCAGGGTACACAGCTCGCATATAATCCAACAATGCGTCTTTGTAAGAAGCAAAGTCAGTTAGGGAGTAATCGATATATTTCGGCTTATCCTGCTCAGGGATAGCCGCGTACCGCAGGTAGTCAGACTCGACCGTACCATCAAAGGCGGACACATTGTAAAGCGGGTTAGAGGGAAAGGACATAAGTTAGAACGCTAGGTTTATAGTTTCGGTAGCTAAAACATCGTCTTTCATAGCTACAGTTAAAGATATTAAAAGTTGAGACTCAGAAGTAAGACCTACAGCTTCCGTGGAGTGAGGTCCCACAGTCGTAGTGAAAGCCTCAGTAGCATCAATTTCTTGAACTTCAAAATTAATAATTTCTACTCTGGGCTCATAGGTTGCTAGCGCTGTAGCGATTTCGAATTGAATCTCAGAGAAAAGAAAATTATCCAAAGGCTCAAAAACAGCCAGATGTAGGTTTGTACCGAATTCCGGCAACATAACCCTGTCTCCTTTTTTAGTAGTAAGCAGGTCAATTACATTATTCTTTATAAGATGGATTCCATACTGCTTGGAAAACACTCCCCCAGAGTTACTAGGCGACAAACTGGAGTTTAAACCGACAATCGATTTCTCGACTCCCGTTGTAACGTACTTTACTTTGTACAGTGTTGCGTCTCCTAATGCCATTATGACCTATAAGTTTCTATATTTTTGAAGAATCCCTGCTGGGCGTTGTAGTTGGTTTTTACCTCCTTTATAGATAGAGGTTTTGAATACATTTTAAAGCTTCCTAGGAATCCATCCAAACCACTGCGTGGAATCTTTCGGGTGGAGCCTGTGTTAGTTTGACCTCCTAGAGCCGGTACATGTTGACCGTAAAAGCCACCGAACGAATCGGTGTTTAAACGTCTTCCATTGTGTTGTTTATATTGGTCGTTTGTGTTGTACCCTAAGAACCCTAGGGGAGTTGTAGTTCCGGGGGAATTTTGAGAGGTACCAATCATATCAGTAAACCCACCTCCTAAAATCCAAGGAGTAAAGATAGGATATTTCGGAACAGCGGAGTCCTCTACACCTTCGACCAAACTTTCGGTGTGGGCACCCTCCTGTACAAAACTTTGAGTACTTCCTCGTGTAACTTCAATAGGAGAAGGAACCCCTAGTGGTACGTTCTTTGGAATGCCAAAGGCGTCTGATATGGAGGATGTAGCTAATACTTCCCCATCAATAAACACAGAAACGGTATCATTCTTATAATCAAAAGAAACATTATAGTGGGAAAATTCTACATCACAGCTGGAGCAGCTTTTTCCTGCAACGGAGGATACAGACACAGGAATCTTCATACCTAATTCGGTGCCTGAAGTTGCATTTCCGTGTCGTGTAGGGTTAACCAATATAGTACCGTCCGTAGCGTCTTTAATCTGTTTCTCTTGAATTGCAACGCTGTGACCCCATTCCCAGCCATCCTGCTCCCCGATAAGTGAGTTTTGACCTACAGTAGGGAGAATTACAAATTCTAGGTTTCCTACACTAGAGGCAGCATCAGGTCCAGCAGTGCCTGCTCCTGATACGTCTTTGTCTCTAAAGCCAATCAGTAGACCTTTCGTAGGTCCGGTATCGTCCACGGTTGTGTCAGCAGTAATAAAACTACCGGGCTCAGGGTTGTTGCCTGAGTTTTCACACGCGGCTACAATTCTGTACCGGTGGTGTCCCGTTAAGCCAGACGATACTTCAGGGATATGTGTCCAGAAATCCATAGACCACCCGTCAGTCCCATAGGTTAAACCGTTAACGTCTTCTCCTGCAGGGAATAGTTTTCCGTCTTTTATGTTGTTAGGAAGCCTTACATAACAACCTCCCTGGTTATTATTAGTGTCTTGGGCGTCAATCGGCTGGTAATAAATACCGTACCTAGCTTTGGCATCGTAAATCGTTCCTCGTAAGAAAGGAATGCCGATACCGGAAGGGAAAGCGTGGTCAGTAGATGAGGCAACAAATTTACCGTTAAGCGCAACAGACCCTTCCGCGTAGTTGTCCAGCTCATACTTGTTTTTATCCGGAGAGGTTACATCTGGCTTTAAGAAATTGTAGCAAACGACCAACCCATCGGTAACCAAGGAATCCCCAAGCCCTTTATATGATGCTTGGGTGCCAGAGACGCCGCCCTGGTTTTTCACAAAGTCTCCCATGGAGATTTCATCAACATTGAAGTCCTTTAAGTAAATGGTATTAAGTAAAGGATTGCCTTTAACGAAAATAGGCTCTACAGGAACAACGACGTTCTCAACATCCTCGGCAATAACAATTCTTTTTTGAACTTTTAGGTCAGGAATAATGGCTGTACCTTTTAAGTATGAGAAGTCGTTTAGAGGCGCTCTATGTAGTCTCTTTCGAACACGAGTCTCACCGGTAGCAGTGTCTACATCAACCACAACATCTCCGACACGTTTAACGGTGTCGGTATTTGGGTCGAATGGGAAATCGCTGCCATTAGGGTGGTATCCATTGGACACTAACAGATGTTTTCTTTCAGCAGTAGTTAAAGTTTTAATAATAACGTCTTGACCAAGCGGATGGTCTACTTCAGTAATTTCTATACCTCCGAACAGACCAAACAATTGAAGCTGTTTCTTACGCTTTTTAATCTTAGCCTCGTAAGAGTCACTGTGAGCCATTTGGCTTCGACGGTAATTTACAACAGTTGGGCTGTCGGCGGCAAATCCTGTCTCCGTAAGTTCTGTAATATACTTCTCAATTTGAGTATGGTGAATGTTTCTGTCGCGAATATACGCTTGTAGGATTTCATCGATTTCTAATAAGCGAGCCACGTTTCCTTGAGGGTCCTCACCTTCAAAGTCATCACTAAAAATAGTATTAGATATTTGACGTAAGTCGCTTTCTGTTAACTCCTCACCTCTACCTCCTGCCCATGGCTGGTCTTTTAAAGTCCAGGTATTAGAGTTAAATATTATGTCCCCTGTAAGCGGAAGCCCTCCTGTCCGAGAATCATAATACAAACCATCTTCAGAAAGAATAAATTTACCATCAGTAGATATCGGAGGTCCATACACTAAATCAAACCGTCCAACTTCCTCTTCTGGCTTGGGGACCTTACTCTTCAATTGGGCTTTAATAGCCTCTCGGTATGCTTTATTATGTCTGAAAGGTTTAACTACTGAGTTTACAACATGATTTTCATACTGGGAAACTAATGCGAGCTGCTCTTCGGAAAGCTGTCCAGAACCTAGCAGTGCTTGGTAATTGAGTCTAGGCTCCTCTTCCATGCCGGATGCTCTAGCCTGTAAAGTTGTGGTAATCAACTCTAGCTGTGCTTCGACGTCTGCCAGCTCTTGCCGTAACCTTACATAGCCATTGTAAACTTTGCGAACTTTGTTATTAAAATAAGTTCTTGTATGGGTCGAGGGTTGAGGGAACTGATTATACAGCTCGGCTCTCGCCTGCCTAATTAAACCAGCCAAGTTTCCGGCGGGTCTTCCTGAAACAAAAACCTCTTCCCCCGAATTCTGCAAAATGGACATAGTGTCTATGGAACTTTTTAAAGCAGCAAGCTTAGCTTGGGCTCGGTCAGCACCTAAATTTCCAGAATTAGGGGACAGGAATAATCTTTTATTTCCGTTGGAGTTGTATTGTTGGTGCTGTCCCGTCAAACGTACCAATCTAGCACGGGAATTAGACACACGGCGACTAAGTCGTCCTAGGGTTGTAGTTAGGACATTAGACATCGCAGTAAGTGCGGTGCTATTTAACAGTTTGATAGTTGATTCAGAAAGCATTTATTTAATATTTACAAAGTTCGTTCCGGTTGTAATTCTATGGCTGCAGTTAGTTTTACTTCCAACAACAGCTACGGCTTTTCCATTAATAGTAACATACGGCTTTCCCTCTACAACTTTCCACTTACGTTCAAAGTGAAGGTTTGGAAGAGGAGGAGGTGGAGTTTCACCTTCCGAGCCGGCAGGGGGGGGAACAACATCTCCCGGACCTTCATACCCATCGGATACAGTACCGGCACCGCCAGAATAGTTCCCGGTATGAGTAGTTCCCTCATCACCTACGACAGAGACTAGCCTTCCGTTAACCTTAACAAAATCTTGAGACATATAGATAACGCGACCTTTCATAGGTAACGCATCTAACTCACTATTTTCTCTTGCGATACTAGGCATACAATTTCCTCTCCTTCGATGTGGGAGCTACATTATTTAGTGTAACAGCTGTAATTTTGAGTGCTTCTCGGGGAACTTCGCCTAAACCCTCGCCTGAAAACAGGGAAGCTTTCTCGCCCGCCGAAAGAACTACTTCTCGAAGAGGTATAGGAACTCCCGGACCTATACCTGAATCCGCGTAAACTGAGGTGATACCGCTAGCATCGGAAGTGGTTCCTAAAGTACGGTCTATTTCCCCAATAGTAATGCTTTCATGAGTGACGCCAGCCCTTCTTACTGGAGGACCTAGGAGAGGAATTAGTACCATTAAGTTCTCTCCCACCTACCGTTGGTAGGATTATAGGTATACTCTCGTCCAGACGACATGGTAACTTTGTACCCTGGATTTTGCTCGTAAAACCCTTCATAGTATAAAGTAAGAAGTTGAACTCCAGCCTCGCCTAGAGAATTTTCCCTGCAAACGGCAACTATAGCCTCCCCATCGTCTACCCCCGGAGCACTTCTATGCGAAAGCACTATAGGCTCAAACGCTACTGAATCAAAAAATGTTTCTTGTAAATCTAAAGCAGAGGTTCCGCTTGCGATGCTTGCCATTGTATTTCCGACATATTCGCTAGAACTAGCAATAATAGGAACCCTGGTAGTAATAGGCTCATAAACACCATTACTCCTCAGCTTGTACAGGTCGTAAACGGCTTTATTCGCCTGATTATACTCAGCCGCGTAAAGTTTAAGTCTGGTAATAGTTAAATTTCCCCTTCCTGAAGAAAGGGATTCATCTTCCACTATTTGGGTCTTCTGGTGAGCGTCGTTCTGTACAAGGGTAATAAAATCACCGGACGAGGTGGTAACCTCATTCCCGCTTGGTACATATCCGCTCCCTACCAGACTGACCCTTTCGAACTTTGCTTCTCGTGGCAGAGAAGGACGTTCGTAATCAAATGTAACGGCTAAAAATGCGTCATCGGTGCTGAGCTTGTCACCGGTTGTGTCAGGTAAAGAGGAATTATAAAGTTCTATAAACTGACGTGCTCCATTGGTGTACTGACCCGCGTGGTAGAAAGCTTCGACACCTACCGTATAAGTTGGGTTGTCTAACACAAACGCGGAAACCACAGACGACAACCCATCACTATCAGCCTGAGTCGCTGAAACGTCCATATAAAGTTGGTCTCCTACAGGTAAAATAAACGGGGACACATTAGTGACCTTGTAGAGAGTATTTAAGCCTGTCTGAGAGTCTTTCTGACCTTCCGGGTCATCGTAGCTAGGTGGGACTCCGGACGCAGCTTGGGAGCTTGCTGTAAGTCCTAGCTGCTCATGAAAGTGGTAATACTGTATGTCGTTAGAGAGGGTGTTAACTCCACGGGGACCTTTAACCCCTTGAATAGGAAGTACATCGTCAGCAGCTTTACCTACATATAAATCCACCGTAAAAACAATAGGAATTGAATATACAGTTTCTTTTGTATCCCCACCGCCAGTTTGTCCGGAAACATAAACAGTATAGTGCGCTTGTGGACAGATGGTATGTACATCCGGACTCAAATTCGGATACACTTTAAAGTTCGATATCTGAAGAACTTGAGTTGAGTTATTGTCGATAATCTGTCTCCGGGAAGGAACAGCATCGTAAGGGAATCCTAGGTCAATAGTAGCCATTACGATATACCTCCAGGACCGGGGGCTTCACCTCCACCAGGGGGAAGGTAAATTTGAGTGGCATCGTATCTATCAGAATCCACCCCAGGTAACCCATCCACGGGAGCCCCCTCTCCTTCGGAGGTAAACCCAGGAAGAGTTTGTTTTTCTACAGGAGCGGAAGTAACCTCGATTGCGGCGGGTCCCACATCAGGGGCATCAGTATCTGTTTCAAAGTCTACGCGGCGCTCTAGCTCGTCGTCAACAAATCCATAGACTCCGTCTACCTGGAACCAGCTGACGATAGGACCGCCGCCACCACCTTCGCCTCCACCGTCATCAAAACGTTCACGGTCAGCGGCATAAATGTCTCCGTCAATACCTTGGAAAGGAGGACCTGTTTCACCCCCACCACCGCCGCCGCCTCCGCCGCCGCCTCCGCCGCCGCCTTCGTCAGCAACAAAGGTTAGTCCTTCAAGATACCCAGGAGTCGCTGGGGTCGAAGGAGTGACAGGGGTAGTCGGAGTAATAGGACCTGTAGGAGTCTCAGGAGGTGAGGGCGGTGAAGGTGGGGTTACAGGTGCTGGAGGAGTACCGCTAGCAGCACCCCCACCTGCGCCCGGGGTAACAGGACGTGCCGGGAACCGAGGTGGTGAAGGAATCCAAGGACCAACAGGAGTGACAGGACCTTCAGGTTGAGGCTTGTCACTTCCCCCAGGAGGAGGTATGTTCCCGCCAAAGAAAGTATCGCCGTCTTCGTCGTCGTCTCCATCTTGTCCCGGAGGAGGAATGGGAGGCGCTTTGAACGGATTTATACCTTCTTCTCCCGGAGGGGGAGGAGGAGGAGGTGCGGTCTCTTCAGTATAGGGGTCATCCGTGGTGTCATCTTCTAAATCATCATCACCATCGCCAGCTGTAAGACCTAAAGTTCCCGCATCTCCATCCTCGGAGGTGGCGAACTCTACTTCCGTGTCTTCTACTAAAAACTCACAGGCTGACTCAAGAACTTCGTCCTCGAATTCTCTAGAATAATTGGAAAGATTATCCGACATATGGATATTTTCGGCTGTGAGTCTAATTGTTTTCGCACTAAGGCTAATCGTTTCCTGCGCAGAGATATACGTTTGTGTGGATTTGATAGACACAAGACCGTTTTCACCTTTATTGCCAAACAACATCAAGCCTTGCTTATGGTCGTTCAGGACAATTTTCTTCTCCTTTTCGGACATAGTAAGGTTTTGTCTACCTGCCAAACCATTCTTAATGGTAAAATCACCTTGGGACCTAGTACCTATAGAACCTAGAATACCCTCACTCTCTTCTCTGTTCCACGCATTCAAACAAATCTTATACTTAGCGGCTGCGAGAATATCACCTTCTTCAATGTCCACCTCTAAGTTTCCTTTTGCTAAGTTAGTCACCAAGATATGAACATCTTCCGCATCGGAATCTAAAATACTTATATTTATATTCCCTTCCTTCGTCTCAAAGAACAGAGTGTTTTTAGCGTAGACTTGAATTGAATCCTCAACACCTTCATCTCCCGCTGTGGACTGAATCCAAATTCGGTTAGGACCTCCGTCATCTTCCCACTCATCGCCATCAGCGATAATAATCCTATCGCCTGTCGCTCCTGCGGTTCCTGTAGGTTCCGTACCTACATCTGTCCTTGGGTCGGCATCATCCAACAGAATAACTTTACCACCGGCAGACTGTAAGGTGACATGTTTCTCCTCATGTTCCGTGGTATGCTTTTCGGACATTAAAATTTTATGACCTTTAGGGGTTTTCCAGATATACTGTTCAGGTTGCCCGTTCTCCTCGTAAGCTATAAAACCCTCTGGATTTCCATACGACATTATAGGACCTTCTTTAGTTCTGCCGCGTATAGCATAAGGGTCAGTAGCTTCAGACTTTTGAGCTTCAGAACCTTCACCTTTAGCCTGCATAACCTTAACTTCAGCACCATGTTCTGCTTCTAAGTTATACAAGCACCCTAACCAAACCCAACCTTCTCCTTCAAGCTCTGTAATAATAACGGTAGCTCCTTTGCCAGGGACGGAAAAGAACCCGTACCCAGCACCACCAAAAGGTGTTGCCATTTTTGCGTCGAATGGCTTATCTTTGGCTACTACATCACATAAAACTTTAATAGTGCCTCCTGCCTTAGCATCAGACACATCGTGTACCCGCGCAGTTAAAATTTTTCCAAATGTCTGGTTAACTCTGCCGGAAGGCATTGCTTCATAGTTACCCCCTACAGAGTTCACTTTGTAATCCCTGTCAGCTACCCCTGTATTTTCAAGTAGCGTTGTAAGAGCATCAACGCGTGCTTCTAACTCTCTAACGCGTTTGTAATAACTCATTGAGGAGGACCTCCTTCAGAGGAGCCGCCAAACGGGTTAATCTGATTAAACAGGTCGCCAAACCCCGACTTGAGAGCTTCAAAAAGTACAGGGGTAGCTACATGAGTTTGCGCCTGTTCTCCGCCCCAAGGCGCACTCATCTCAAACGGAATTAATTTCAACTCGGTCTTAAAGCCGACACCAGGGGAGATGGTGTGGGTGTACGATACAATTTTATATTTACCATCAAATGCGTGATTGCTTCCTATGCCGCGCATTCCTGTGCCGCGCATATCCGGCATGGACAAAGTAACTTCCCTTCCTATTTCGTCATACCTGCAAATTTCTGGTATCCCTAGTGTGGTTATTTTAGGCTCAAGAAAAACCTTTCCCCAATCAAGTACAGCCTTTTCTAGTTTCTTAGAATGAACAAATTTATTCTTCTTAAGTCCTCGAACCTCTGCAGTTTTTGGGGCACGAGAAAAAGAACTTGGGTTGGTTTTCTCTAGCATTGCGATTTCTGATGCCTTTAACCCAAAAACAGAACCTAACAACCACTTTGTCAAATTTTGGGGAGCCCAGCCAGGGTAGTTTCGCTCAATCCCTTTTACAGCATCTTCAAACTTAAAAAGTTTCTCATTTAAAACAGGCTCCATACGGTTAGCCTCCGCATCATCTACTGAACGTGTTTTATCGCTATCGCCAACTCTTCCAGATGCAATCGCTCCAAGAGAATCAGCCTCTGCCTTGAAGGATGCTACGATACTTGACCATCCACCAACATCTAACTTTAGATTTACACCTTGAGCAATCCAAGGAAATGATTTTATAGGTTTTAGGTGCTTACTTGGAGGAGCGGCTAAGGAAATGTCCAGTTCCCTTTCTTCACAAATATAAACAACTTTGTCCGTTTTTGGAACTGGTCCAAAAACATTTTCCTTAGCTTTTCCATTCTCGTGTAAGAACTCAGCCGAGCTTATTCGGTAGGCTAAAGGATGACCTTGTTCTCCTATTATTTCATTACCCCAGTTAATAAAATCGTTCAATGCATCCTCTACGGATTGACCGGGTTTTATACTCATAAGCAAGCCCGGTTTGTCTTTTTTGAATGAGAAATCCCCTTCCGGACCTCCACCCCAGTCCCCCCTTAGCTCTGTCTCACCTCCTCCTCCATCTTCAGACGTCATGAAAGCAATATCATTGGCGGAGAACGGGTCAGACGTAAAAACAAACTCAGGAGTACTGTACGGCTCTGTCATAGCAGCAGTAGGCGGCGGAGGCATAAACTCTAGAGTGTTTAACGTGTTTATCTGTCCAACTCTTGCGTCAAGCGCCGTAGTATTTTGAATAACCCGAACAACAGAATCATTGGTCAGCCGAAAAAACCAAACCCCTGGTCCATACTGCTCAAAAGCAGCTCCGTCGTCCTGAGGTGGTACTTCAAACATAGAGTCGCTCCAGCCATCACCACCCCCTTCTCCAACTAAGGTTAGGTTTCGCTCAGCGTACCGAAGAGTCGGTGCGGAATGATTCCAACGTCCGGAGTCATCTCTATCCCAGGTTCTAAGGTCGGATGTTGATTCGTTAATAATAATTTGCTTAGTACCCCCTGCCCAGTACTCATACCGCCCGCTGTACTGGTCTTCCCAATTAGGAAGAGTTACGGTTTTAAAAAGTAAATCCCGTGCCTCTGTAATTTGTTGTAAATACTCACTTGGACCTTCAATCTCTGGGGAGAAAACGTTATCCGCTACCGCCGGAACATTGCGAGGCTCTTTTGAGGCTCCAAGGAGTTCTTCTACAAAATCTTCAGGAGTTGATATACTTCCTAATTGTTGAATTCCTGGGCTATCGCCTACTGACCCGGACTTATCCCTTTCCTCTCCTTTATCGCCTGATTTTTCCCTATTAAAATTAGAGTAAAGTTGTCCTATCGGGTCATCAGGGTCGAATGAGCCGTCTACGGGAGGTACGTATTCGAAAAAAGGAGATTCCTCCAAGAAAGTGATGTTAGCCAATAACTTAGCATAATCATCTGACATATTGTCTATTTCGGCATCCGACCATGTTTGAGGTATATACTTTTTCCATTTCCCACTGGAGCCACCATTTTTCTGGTCCTTGTGCCCGCTTTTAATAGACCTTTTATACGCACCGATGGCAGCTTCAATATTAGCTTTAAGACCGTTATGGTTTAGGACACAAGAAATTCCTTCCATGGAAAAGGCGGACTCTACAAGGGTTTCTATTGCGGCGGCAGTGTCTCGAAATGCAGTCAAGTCTACGCCTGTTGAAAAACCTATTTTAGCTTCAGCGGAAGAACCTTTCCAGTTA